TGTTTTTTAAGTTCTTTATTTGATTTTAAAAAAAAGTCTTTTAGGAAATTGCCGTACCCGGTCAGGTACATTTCAACCTCCGTTAACACGTCGCTGATCGTGTTTGTAAACTTCGGAGAGGTGGCCAACGATGCTTTAAAATTATCCCATTCTGCGGTAATACGTTGGATTTTTGTGGCATTTGTGTCTAACAATCCACCATTCTCCCGGAGGTAGTCAGCGGCGATTTTTGAAACGGCCTCCGTAACTTGCCCAACAGACGCCGCCTCTACCGATATTCCACCCAACGCCTCCTTTAATTGGATTGCGGAAATCCCCAGGTTGTCAAGAATTAGGGCGGACTTACGCCCGATACCGCGCACAATGGAATCAACGAGGTAATCAACGCTTTGCCCCGTGTCCTGCGCCATCTTTGCGGCGAACTCAAAGAGGTTCCCCAACTGCTGAACCGGTAATCCAAGCGTATTGGCGGAAACCGCCATCTTCATAAGTTGCAAGTCCGTTACCGTGCCTTTCACAGAATTACGCAGGGACTGTAAATCTCCCGTACTTGCAATCTTTGAGAATGCCGTGGCGACACCCTCCACCTCACCGCTTAATTTTGTGAGTTCCTTTGTGAAATTGGCAATAGCGGCCACCGAAATGGCGGCACCCATAGCGGAGGCAAAATTTTTGAAAGTCCCCTCTGCTGATTTTTGGAACCCCCCTAAATCCTTTTTTGCCTGATTAAGTCCCTGTTTGAACTTAACCGCATCCGCCCAAAGGAGCCATTTTAGTTTTCTTTCCTTATCCGCCATTTCGTGAGAACCTTTTTAATATCTCTTCGTTGTGCCTCCTGATCTCTTCATCCGTCTGCGGCCTCTGCCTTTCGTCACCTTCATCATCCCACGGGAACCGCCACAACTCCGCCGCCTTTATCCGGTCTTTTTTCTTCAGTTGGATGTTTAACAAATCCGTAGTCTGCATCCGCATCAGTTCAGCGGTAAATCGCTGCTTCGCCAATTCATGCTCCCCCCACGCATCCATAGCCGCGTAAAAGTGGCCTATCCGCATTTTAAAGAACTCCGCCGGGGTAAGGTGAAGGTGGGCGATCCCCATCCCTAACATATCGTCAATCGTAGGGCTTACGACCTCACCGTTCCCGCCTCCTTTTTTTTTGCCTTCATACGGCTCGTCTTGTTGGCAATTTGCCCCTGATAAATCTCAAACACTACCGGAATATCAGCAACCTCCATCAACCCGCCGAACTGTTCTACCGTAAACGGAAACTCACCGCCGTCAATCCGGCAACCTTCAACAAGAGCGCAATGTACAAACCTTGTAATATCTTCAGGTTTCATCCCGGCGATACGGTCAATGTCGGCCAGTTCCTTTCCGGTTGTTTGCAAAAAATTGGTAATCGTGTTCCAGTTCCACTCAATCCGGTAATCCTTACCGTCTATTTCAACATAATCGGCTATCATGGTTCAATCAATTTTAGGAGTGAGTAACAACAGGGGTCCCCTGTACCTGTAATTCCACGGTCATGTCTGCGTAATTCTCTGAATCCGAGTTGATGGTGAAACTGACGAACTTTGCAACCCCCGTCACCTTTGCGTCGTTGGTTCCCGTTCCTCCGAACGTCAGCACGAAATTCATTCCAGTGTTGATAATGCAGGCACTCATCACGTCCGAAACATTCATCCACCCCGACGCAGTGCCTTTCATCACAAAGGCGTTGATCGAAAAACTCGCATCCACGCCAATGTTGTCGATCTGTTTCACCCCGTTATTGGATTTCATTATCGTTTCCTCATTCTTACCGGCGATGGTGAAACTATCCTGAGTGGTCCCGGCGATCTTTTTCCCGTCGAACGTCACCAAAACCTCATATCCCAATTCTTTCTGAAGAGCCATTTCCTTTTGTTTTAATCGTTAAACAGTACCTACATGAGGCGTTGATGTCACCCTTAAATCAACCGTGCAGTCGGCGTAGTTTTCGGAATCGGAATTAACCGTACAACTCATGAAGGTGCAGGTTCCCGTGACAAGGGGGTCGCCCGGTTCCGTGCCGAATGCTAACTCAAATGTCCCGGTCGTATTCTTACCCGCGTAATCCATCAGATTCTCGATGTTCATTTCTCCGGTCGCGGCCGCACCGTTATGCACAAAAGCAGACACGGAGAGAGAACCCTCAAAACCTGCATTGGTGTACTGCGTTTGTCCCGCGTTGCTTTTCTGGATCGATTCCTTCAACACCCCCCCACCTGAGAAGGTGTCGCTTGTCGTGCCAACAATGGTTTTATCATTCACCGTCAGCGCAATTACATAACCTTTTACCTTACTTAATGCCATTTTTATTCATTTTGCGTTATTGCCCTGTATGTTATGTCATTGACATATCTGTTTGTCGATACATCATACCTCTGTGTTTCGTTATCCTTCATCACGAAATCAAAGACCGTTGTGTTTCCCGTGGCCCCCTGCAAGGATTCAACCGCCGTTTTGATCAATCCCGATTTCGTCATACACTCATTCAACTGATCGCTGACAACGGAAATCCTGATCGTATATTCGTATCCCTCAACACCGGCCTTTGACCTCAATACCGTTTGGTCGGCCGAATAGACGGCGAAAGGAACCTCCGCGTCAATGTCGCCGATCTGCGGATAGGCGTTTATCACTGCGTTGATTTTTGTATGTAATGGTTCAAGGATCATACAACTTGCTTTTGTAAAAATCGGTTTGAATTACGGTCAAGGAATTTTTCAGCATCCGCCAATAAATGCGCCTCCGCGTATGCAATAACCTCGGCAAATCTGTTATCGTAGGCTTTCTGAATGAATTTTTTCGGATTGATCCCACCGCTCAAATGTTCCTTTCGGATGTTCACCGGTTTTTGAAAATAGTGGTTAGGGTCACGCCGGTAAAGGGTTCCGTAATTATGCCAATACAAAAGATAATAGGCATCCCATTCAATTTCCTTGCCTTTATGAGGTAACATGACAACCACCCGTTTTGTGTAAACACCCGTTTTCACTGCTGGGATTGATCGCATTACTTTCGTGGTGATCGCTTGTTTAAGGTCGCTCAATTTTACGGGGAGCGTGTTCTTGGCTTCCTGCTCCAATGGTTTCGCGGCTCGTTTCAATGTCTGTTTTAATGGCCTCATCGCTACCTTTGGAGGCAGTTTCTCAAGGACTTCGATGAGGTCTTCAACCCCCTCAGTTTTAACGTTGATTTGGATGCCAGAACCGCCCCCCGCATTCGGTCGCGGCGGTCTGACACCCATTTCTCGCATTTTTTTCCAAAGACCCATTATTCGATTATTTTATCGGCTTTTATCCGCATGAACTTGCGGTTACCGTAATATTCCAAATCAAGGATCGCGTAATAATTCCCATCATAGAGAATCCGATAGGTCGTGTCGATTTCGGGGATGTAATGACCGGTGAACTGCCAGAATTGAGACCAGAAAATCTGCTCACCCCTCTGATCCTCATTCCCCTGGTAGCGTTCCACGGACATAAACGCCTTCTGATATTCAGAAAACGCCTCCGTCACCTGCCCGTACGTGTCCTTTGTTCGCGTCGGTTTGTAATAGGTGACGAACTCTGTGAAAGCCTTCTTTTTCTCCATCTGCCGTTCTTACAAAAACCCCCGCCCGCAATGGTGCAAGGCGGGGGAACCAATCAATCACTTAACCCTATGAAAAAACCTACTCTGCAATTCAATGAACACGATGATTCCGAAGCAACCACTCCGCCGCCGTCGGCATCTGCTTAACCGGATTACCCCCGGACTCGTAAAGGTGGCGAACCGTCAAAAGGATCGCCGTGCGCACATCAGGGGGGATACTCGCGGGTGTGGGATAACCAGCCACATAGCGAATCCTCACCGCATCCCCGCGCGTGGCCGTAACCGGCGCGCTGATCATCCCGTCGTACTCAACTCTCGCTGGATTACCTGCATTCAGCACCGTGTAATTCCCCGACGGCAGGGTGACCTCGCTCCCTGAAGAATCAAGGTACTTTACGGACACCACACCCGTCACGGGGGAGTAATCCAATTCCGTCGGCGCAAAATCAGAAACCCATTGCTCCAGAACTTCGCCCGGGCAACGGAAAACCTGACCCGTGAATTTCTCGGCAAATGATACCGCCGCTTCCAAAAAGGTCTGAATCGTGTAGTCCTTTTCTTCGTGGTACAATCCCAAATCCTCTTTCACCTCCTCTATGGTGAGGGGTAGTCCCGTTGCGGCAGTTATCGTTTTGCTGGTCGTCATTTGCGTTTACGCTGAACCGTAGTTTTGATTGTTTCCTGCTCCCGCACATATGTCTTTACCGGGGTGACGGGCCTGATCTCCTGCTCTGTGTCGGGGATCATAACCGCGTGACCGTGGGCAACCAGTTCTCCGCCCTGGGCGTCCGTGACCGTGGCAACCTCACCGCCGAAATAGGCGTAGCCGGGAATGGGATGTAAAATTTTAATTCTCATCGTTGGTTATATATGGGGGCAGGGCGAACCCCGCCCCCGTTATGATGATGCTAAAGGGATCAGGTGGTCAAGGCGTCTTTGATGGCGGCAAAACTCTGCGCATGACGCACGGCCACATCCCACCAGGAATTGATCCAGACCTTTACCTGGGCCTTACCGGCGGCGGTGAACGGGTCGACAACGATGTCAAGTCCTCCCCATTGCCCCACCAGCAGGTCATTGAAATTACCGAAGATCACGGCGGAAAGTCCTGTGGTGGTCTTGGTCAGGTCGCTCGGAACCTGGGTGGTCACATAGGCGGGGTAACCCATCAGGGTATTCCCATTCTCGGCCCAAACCATCCGCTGGTCGGTTCCGACGCTGGTGGCTTTGAGTTTTGCGCGAACCTTCGGGTTCGTCAGGAAAGCCAGCGCGCCCATGTCGGCGTTGTCCACGGCAACCTCCTTCTCCAAATCAATAATGTTCTGCCACGTCACGGCGGCCCCTGTGGTTCCGCATTCAACTGACCCGATTCCGGAAGTGTTAAGAATCCCTGTGGGGGTATTGGCTGCCCCCCCTTCGATGGCGGCGTCATCAACGGCCAGGGCGATGGCACGAACCATGTCACCCCTGATGATCTGCTCCACATCGTAGGTCGATTGGATAAGCAACTGTTTGCTCATGGCCTGATAGGCGGCCAGCCTCTTTGGCGACATTGTGACGGCATCGAAGGAGGCGGCGAAATCATTAGCATCGCCGGTTTCGGCTTCCCACGCGGCGGCACCTCCCGTAAGTCGCGGAATCGAAAGGTTTCCGGTCAATCCGGTCATAAGCCTTGCACCGGCCTGCACAATCACCAATTTGGCGCGCAGGGCGTCAATGAAATCCCTCGTGTCTGTGGCCACCACGGCGGAACTTGCGGCGGCGAGGTCTGCGCGGGAGTTGATCACAAATTCCGGGACACCAATCCCCTGAACCTCCGGATTTTTGCGCTTGGCCTCTTCGTGCATCTCCTTCTCCAATCCCGTCAGACCACCGGCATAGGACATTTCATAAATGGCCTTGCGGAAACTGTAATCCTTCGGGGTGGTTTTCCTTTCATGCACAACGGGGGCGTGTGTGGCACGCTCGGCCATGAACTTCTCGGCGGCCTCTTCGCGCTCAATCTTGCGGTTCATCGCCTCCAATTCCGTGCGGAGGGTGTCAAATTCGGCGTCATCGCCTTCACTCCGGTCAGCCTTTGAAACTAAGTTTTCGATCTTCGCTTCGATGGCCGCCCTTTCCTGTTTTAAAACATCGGACTTTTTCATCTTCTCTGAACTTTATTAATTGTTATTTACTTAGCCTTCAAAGGCTTATTTACTCGGTAGTATTCGTTTACCTTCTTCAAAAATTCAATTTCACGCGCCTGGGCCATGATCTGCGCCCCCAACCGCCCGACTTCTTCGGACAGTTCCGCTATGCGGAAAAGCATTTTGTTTTCTTCGGCATCAGCCTCCACTTTGCGGCGGAGGGCATTCGGATTCGATGGGATGTTCACGATTGAAAACTCCAGCAGTTCCACAGACCCGAAATAATAGGTCGGGGTCTTTCCGTTCACCGACTCTTCGCCTTCGCCCCACTTGCCCCGCACCACCTCGCGGAACCCGACGCTGGTAGCCTTCAAAGTGCCGTGCAGGACTTTTTGGAAAATCTTCTCCGCCAGTGGATTGATCTCGGCAGGTTCAAAGGTGACGCGCCCGATCAACTTGCCCTCTTCGACAAAAGCCTCCCCGCGTCCAAGTATCATGTCGGGATTTGGGTCACCCCAGCCTCCATAGACTTCGTGCTGATACCCGACAATCCCGTTTTTGTTGTAACTGTCAAGATTCCACGATTTGACGGGGATTACCGTGCCGTGGCGGTCGCGTGTTTCATCGGAGATCACAAATTCGATTGTCCGGGTTTCCTCCGCCTTCGCGCGGTCAAACGCCCGTATTTCGCCGGTGATGTATGCCTTATTTTCCATTTTTCTGCGTGTTGAATTGTTCCAAAAGGTCGGATAGGGTCATGTTCGACGGCACCAGGAAATCGTCGAGGCCGTCCACACGGTCAAGGTTCAACTGCTCCCTGACTTCATTGCGGGACATATAACCGCCATTGATTGCCGTGCGGAACCAATTTGCCTGCGATGCGGAATCGCCACGAAGCAGACCGGATAGATCAAACTTGATGTCTATGGTTTCGGATTCACCCTCGGAGAAAAGTTTTGTTTCCAACTCGGTTTCAAATCGCTTGCATTCGGGGCGTAATCCGTACTTGACAAATTGAATGTCCTGTTGTTCCGTGTTGGTAAATGTGCTATGCGTGTGTTCCGCTAAAAGGGAAACCGGGACTTTCCAAATCCGTGACGCGTCCTGTATGCTGAAGAGTCGGGTTTGTATGGCCTGCGCCGCATCGGGAGAAATTCCTATTGTTTTGTATTTTAACCCGTACTCAAGGATCGGCGTTCCGTGGTCGCCGGATTGGATGATCCTTTCCGCCACTTTCCTATATTGGTCGTTCCCAAGTTCACCGTCAGTTTCAATCACCCCGCGCAACGCCCCCTTCTTCGTGAAATATTCGGATGCGAACTGCTGACCGGCAAGTCCGATCCCGATGGCCTGCGCATGGTAGGTGATGGGGTCGATGCCCATGATCCCGTCTTTCGTGAATAGTTTGACGTGGATGATGTCGTCAGCGAGGTAGTTCCCGGAGAAAGTACCGGAACCAACCGTGTAGAAAACATTTTTCCCCTCCCGCCTGACCACCATCTCGGCCGGATTTATGGGGTGCAACTCCTTCGGGTACCCGTCGCGACCGCGTTCAATCACCGCATAACCATTTCCCCAACCGGCCACGCTGGCCTCCAGGTATTCCCAAAAGACAAAATCCGTTTGATACGAGTTGGGGCGGTGATGTATGAGTTTGTAAACGGGATGTTTTGAAAGCATTTGCTTCCCTTTTTCCGTGCGCCTGTAAACGTGCTTCGGAAGAGATGCGAGGTTTTCCGCTTTGATGCTGATTGCCGCGTATGCCCCGGTGAAGGTGAGGGCGGAATCGTGGTTTACCGTCTGCCCGGCGGCACGGATTCCCGAAAGGGTGGGGATGGCGGACGAATAGGGGGCAACGACATAACCCCGCCTTTTTGCGAGGTCCACCATTTTCCCGAAAAACCAATCCTGTAATTTCAAACCCGATGAATTACACTTATCACCGGTAAATGTAATTCACCTATTCGGGTATTTATATGTGTGATTAACACGTTTTTTATAGTCGTGTTAATAAGTCGGGACTATTCACCTATCCCGATTGCTTCTGAAACTTTCAAAATTAGCGTACCTCCGCTGATTAAATTCAGCGTAATATTCCCCCTCCAGGGATTCATAAATCTGCTCGTGGGTGGTGGTTTCATCAACCTTCCGCGACTTCGCCAACTCCTCCCAAAACAAACTTATGAACCCCTGTTTGGTCATCATCCGGATATGACGCGGCGAAATCATACCCGCCTCTCCATCAGTTCCTCTACCAAATTGGCGCGGTGCGTGTTTACCTTCGCCAAATCGTAATTTTCCCGGATATAATCCAAAGCCTGTCCCCGGTACTTGTTGTAACTGAACCCCCCTTTGAGCAACTGATCCAACTTCTCCCCGTAATCCTCGCAACTCGTATATCTGATCGTCCCGGGGATCTGCCACTCATCCCAATCTGGAACCAAGCATACCGCCCCCGCAAATGTACCTTCAAGCGCGGCGATATTTGACTTGCAATGATTGAAAAGATCATTTACGAGCGGGACCTGCATCGCCCTCGGTCCAAAATTTTTCAGCCATGAAAAATACAAGATCGGGTCCTGTGGTTTGACGTACTTTTTATTTTTTGCCACAAACTGCCACGGGTTATAACCTGCAAAAACAAATTCCCATTCCTGATATTTGTCCATGTTTTGCAAAATGCCAGCCTCATGCACCCGCAAATCCATCCGGTGGGAATCACCTCCGCGCCACAATAACGCCTGTTTTGTCGGTCCATCCTGCGGATTCCCTATAAGATCGAATGGCAGGGCGTTGGGTATCACCCGCACGTCCTGATTCAAATGATCGTAAACCTTCTTGAGCGCGATTGTGGAAACCGTCACCACATCTGCTATTTTCCCGAGTTCAACCATCTGCCTCTGTACGCCTTCGTCCGTCATAAAAGCGTCGAACGCGCGCTGATTGGCCTGGGGGATCGTGAAAAGGTTGTCATCATAATCTATCCAAACAGGAATGCCCATCTCCTTAAGAAATTTGGCCATGCCCAACTGATTCCACGGCCTTTGAAGAAAAACGATGTCGTACTGACATAGCAAAGACCATGTTATGTTCGGCAGTTTCCCGAAATCGTGGAGATCGACCTGCAACCCCGGCAATTTTCGCTGAAGGTCGCGGAATATCCCAGCCGCCCTATAAAAACTTGTTGTATCATCCCTCGTAGGGGTAAGTGCTAAAATCTTCATAATCTATTCTTTAATGGTTAAAAATTCAAGAATTTTACTTCGCCATCCTTGTAGGGTTCCGGTTTCTTCCCCGACATATACCCGCCAATCGCGTTCACAATGGCGATCAATCCGTCAATCTTGTTTTGTGATTTGTCTTTATGCAGTTTTATGTTGTCGTTGGCATCCTTCACCGCAACGGCATTGCGGAACATCCAACGCAACACAGGATCACCCATAAGGTCGATCTCTCCGCCCGTGACCATCCTCTCCAACTCCCTTGTTGGTTCGCTCATCGACCTGATCCCCTGATCAAACTCATCCAAAACCTGATTCAACCCCTTCTTTTGCAACCCCTGGACCGTGCCGTGGTACGCCTTCGCGGGGTCAAAGGCGATATTCCGACAATTGTACCGCTTTACGATCTCGTAAATCTGATCAACGTGAGTGTCTATGTCGATCACATTCCCCTCCGTGGTGAAGATTCGCCCCTGCGCAACCCATCGCTTGTAATCCACCCGATCCGATTCCTCCTCCACCTTCGCCTCCGGAATCCAATAATGAACCTTTACCGCCTTCAATTCCGGGAAATACAACGCCAAAGCGGTTATATCAACGTGGCTGGCCAGGTCCAACCCGGCATAGCACACCTGCCCCGTCAATTCCTCATCCATTACCCCGTGCCTGCAACTGACGACGAGTTCATCCTTAATCCAAACCGTCGGTGCATCGACCCAAACATTAAGATTCTTTGTTTTGAAATTTACTTCCTCCGATCCTCCACGGTTGACCGCCGAATTAAATTCTTCATTGAGGTAATCCGCCTTTACACTAACCCCTAAATTTGGATTTGACTTGCCCCAATTCTTCGGGTCTTTCCAATCATCGACCTCATCTAAAGTGAAGATGATGACGAAGGTATTATCCTGCTCTTTTATACCCTTCAGTATGTCGATATACGTTTTGCGCATCGAAAAGCACGGACCCAGCTTATCAAAACCCGCCGTGGTGATGGTGAATAACATCGGTTGCCGCCGCGCCCCCGTGGCTGATTTAAGCACGTTGTACAGATCATCAGTCTTGTGCGCGTGAAATTCATCGATGACGGCAAAGTGGGGATTTAATCCGTCCAATTTGTCGCTATCCCGGCTCAATGGTTCCATTTTTGAAAGGGTCGATTCCATTGTCAGGGCGTGTGACCAACGCTGGATTTTTTTCGTCAGCGCGGAAGATTTACCGACCATGTTGCGCGCCTCCGTCCAACATATGCGCGCCTGACCCCTGGTGGTGGCCGCCATGTACACCTCCGCCCCGTCCTCTCCATCCAACACCAGCATATACAGGGCGATTGCGGCGGCAAAAGTCGTTTTGCCATTTTTTCGGGCAACCTCCACGTAGGCGTAACGGAACCGCCGCGAACCATCCGGTCGCATCCACCCGAAGAGGCACCAAACGATGAACATCTGCCAATCCGACAACTCAAAAGGACGCCCCGCGAACTCCCCCTTACTGTGACGAAGCAAAGAAAAAAAGGCGAACGCCTTCAAGGCCGCGTTTTTGTTGAAATAATACCCCGTTTTTGCGCTATTTTCAAGGTCGGAAAGATGCCGTTTAACCGATAAAATCTCCAATTCACCGGCAATTTTCTTTCCAGAAACCACGTTTTTTATGTAGGTTTCAACAAAATTTTCCCATATCTGCGGGTCTTTTTTCAATTGAAGTTGTCTAAAATCTGTTGTAATTCATCCTTTTCATCCGGTTTTTTTGCAAAACGCAACCCCGAAACCGGCGTAAATCCGAACTCCGCCGCCTGCTTCACCGTGATCGGTTGCAACTTTTTCCACAAATCCAAATATGGGTTTTCAATGAAGCCAATCACATTGCCGTTTTCATCGTACTTTTCCTTGAATTTCCCGGACTTTGCCAACTCATCCATGCACTCCTGCAAAATGTCAAGGTTGTTGGCGTACATGGCCAACGGCAGGATGTTGGACGCATTCAGCAATTCCAACCTGATCAAGTAGTTGGCATTTTCGATAAAAATAGCCTTCGCCCTTTCCGTTTTCAATGCCGAAAGATCAATGTCCTCAATCCGTAAAATTTCCGGCAGTGGCGGTTTCCCCGTCATCCGACACGGCTGGTCCGTGCCTCTGAGTTTCTTTAATTTATCTGGCGTTTTCTTCCTGCCAACCATAATAAAATATATTTATACCTTTAATTCGTTCAAATTGCACGCGGAATAAGAAGGTGGGGGCACGATGGATTTATCATTTGCATTTACGATTTCCATACCCCTCCCCATATCATGTTGATAATCATTTGATTCTCCTTTCATTTATCATCCTTCTATCCTCGTTCCCCTTCGCCGCATTGCACGACTTACAAAGCGGTTGCCAATTCGATTTATCCCACGGGTCGCGGCATACCAGCGCGGGGATGATGTGGTCAGTAACCTGGGCAGATACAGTGCGCCCCTGACGCTTGCACTCCGCACAAAGGGGATGGGCCTGCCGATAGGCGAGGCTCTCACGTCTCCACCGTGTCGTCTGGTAACCCTCCCACCGGTCGGTCTGCCGGTTCTGGAATGGTCGCGGGTCTCTCGGCTTCACCTTCCACCCGTACAATCTTTCGCGTGATCCGGTCTTATACGGCATTGATCAAATCTTTAATCAGGTTAATCGTGTTCATGCTCATCAACTTCTGCGGGGTTACGCGTATCAGCCGCCATCCTGCGCGTGTCAGTTCGTTGTACTTCTCCATGTCCGCTATAAACCCAGCACCCCTTGTATGTCGTCCGTTGGTATATGCGCCGCCCTCCTGCTCTATGGCGATCTTATTTTCAATGATTGCGTAATCAATCCTCCACTTTCTTTCGGGATGAAACCGGTGTTCCGGCGTGACCGTGCATCCGGTCTGCTGACGTACAAATTCTGGGAATAAATCCATAATCAAATCACATTTATCAAAGTTAAACCACATTTTTTTGAAGATCGCTCCCGTGTTTTCTTTGTTATCTGCCATATCGTAATGATTTATTTTCTCAATGATTCACCTTTGAATAATACCGGTGTGCAAATTGCCCGTAACCG